TCGTGGCGGTAATGGTGCCAGTCCGTGCAAAATCATTTCCATAGGCGCCACCTGAGTTAATGGTGATGTCGTCCATATCCAGCGGATTAGTGATAGTGCCGTGATTGGCCATCCAGAAATAGACATCCCCCGTGTAGGTATCAGAGCCTTCAATCTCTAGAGAGTCGTCTACAAAGACGCGAATAATCCCTTGGGACGTTCGTTGAATGCGAACTGTAGAGCCTGACGGATTAGTTGAAGATGTTGCATCTGGCGAAACAGTGTTTGCGATGTTGCTGGAGTTATCCCAATCATGGAAATACATCTGCGAATACGCATGATGAACCGCGCAACCTTTTGTCTTATCCGGCCCAAGTCCGATTTGAGCATCATCTGACGGCGTATGTGTGGACTTGGCAAAACCGTACTGGCCTTGTGACCATGAGCCTGTGCACGTAAATTCAACTTCAATGTCCCCAGAAAGGGTGGAAGTTGTCCAAATGCCGTGGTCACCAGCGGTAACAACAATATCATCACCGCTAAATGTGAAGTAGCTAGTGCCGCCCGAATAAAGGCCGGAACTTGAAGCCGTTATAGAAGTGTATGTGTTGGTAAAATTTGAGCTGCTATCATGGCCGCTGGCCATGTCCGTGCCGCCTTCGATCAAGACGCCGTTTGCTCCGAAAGTTAAGCCAGAGGCAGAATTGATTTGCCAGCCGTTGCCGACCGCCTCGCCGAAGTCGGTTGCAGTGAAACCAGATTGACCATCAATAACCGCTATACGCGCGACGTATCCAAGAAAGGTGTCGGCTGTATTCGTGCCATCGCGCAGCAACGTTAGGGTGTTGCCGGATTTGTTCAGTTGACAGTCGGTGCCGCTTGGCGGGCTATCCGTGTCAAATGCTGTGATCTGAGTGCCGTTGACCCAAAACGTAATCGTCCCGGCAGTGGAATTATACAGCACGGAAATATCGTACCATGCGTTTGGATCACGGAAGACTTGCGTGGTCAGCTTAACGGCACCGGCACCAATGCGGTACTCAAGCCGGTCGGAGCTATCGAAACGGAGTTGATGCTGGCTAGAACCGTCGAAGGCTTCCGCCAAACACTGCTGCGATCCGTTGACGGTTTTCTTTAGAAGAAAGTTGAGGCCGAGAATATCAACGTCAGTCGGCGTTCCGAGGGTCCGGGTAAGCTCTGCACCGGATGATGGAAGGCCGCTGCCCTCGATGACGTAGCCACCGCCAACCAGAGGCGCGATAAACGAGATAGGCGCTACATGGTGCATTTACGCCACCGTCTGGTTAGGGGCGATCCAGGCGTCTGTGCCGACCTTGATGATCGTGGCCCCGCCGTATTGGTCGATAGTAAAGCTGCCAGCGTCCGTGTCGTTGATCGTGACGCCCGATGCGCCCGACACCGTTACTTGTCCAGCGCCTTCGTTGATGAAGTCGATCCGGTCTGAGGTCGAGAACGCGACGGAGCTATTCAGCGGCACCGTCACGGCCACCGCGCTCGCATTATCTAGGCTAACAGTCTTGAAGGCGTCTCCAAGGACCAAGGTGTAACTCGTCCCGCTTTGATCTTGGATAGACCCGGCGACCTTGGCAGGAGTGATGCCGTTGTCCTTGACTTGGATCGTGCGTCCGCTCAACTCCACCGTCGTGTCATCGACCTTCAGCGCGGAGGTCTGCACCACGATCCAGTTATCCGGCGTACCGTCGTCGGCGATGATCTGGATGACCTGACCGACCTCAACCAAGCCGGTGTAGTTCCCGCTCACCCCGTTGATCGTGTCGCTGCCGTCTCGGACAAGCGTGATGGCGTTAGAGACGTCGAGCACTTCGACAGTGTAGGAGAGGCCGTCATTGCCGGTGCCAATGCTCGGAAGGTTGATAGCGACGGTGTTGCTGCTCGCATCCACCTGATAGTAGGTGCGGGCGTCAGTTGTCTCGACATCGTTGGAAGACGCCGTTAGCAGCGTCACGCCTGAGAAGCCCTGCGCTGATGCGGCGGCGGATGCCGCGCTGTTCGCCGCAGCGGTAGCCTGGGCAGACGCCTTCGCGCTGTAGTGCTTGGCGGAATACTCAGAGCCGTCAACGAGATCGTCTTCAGCAGCAGTCGCCCATTCCTTCGCGGCTCCCGCGCTTGCAGTGTCGGTGACGCCAGTGCCGCCAATGGCCCACGCCTTCGAGGAATAATCCGTCGAGGCAACTTGACCGTCAGTCTTAGAAGCCCACTCGCTTGCGAGGGCGGAGCTTGCCGCCGCTGCCGCTGCGCTGGCAGACGCGGCGGAGGCGTATGTTTGGGCGTTGCTGATCTCAGTGGATGTCGGGCCATTCTCCAGGGCATCAGCAGCAGAATTCCACTGCAACACCTTACTTGCAGATGGCTCGGGGACAGCCGTAGACGCGCCACCAGTATAGGTGACAGGGAATGAGAATGTCAGAGCATGGTCTGCCTCTTGCTCCTGGGCGATCATCGTCAGGCGATCCAGGGCATTCTCATGTGTCGCCGCCGGGAATGGATCATTCTCAACGTAATCCGTCCCCTGGGTTTGCGTGGTATTCCGGCGGATGTGCCACTCTACCGTATTGGCCGGCGCTGATGTCGCAGTGACCGTCCCCGTCGCATTGTTTCCGCCCGACACCGTGTAGTCCGTGCCGTTTACCAGGGTGGCCTCAGCCCCGGTTGCAATGGTGCGCTCAATAACCTCAAGCTGCGCGGCAGTGGTTGTGCCAAAGAAGGCAAATGTCACCGGGAAAGCGGTGGTGCCGCCATCGCCCGTGTATGATACCTCGGTGGTGGTGCTGGACAAAGTCATCTCATTAACCTCTACTGGAACATATCATAAACATCGGCAACACATCAATCAGTCAGACGTAGCCTCTAGCAGCAACCTCAAATAGAAAACATTGGAATAGGGCAGAAGCCGCATCATTGATTGCACTTGCTTGTCGGTTGGCTCTTTCCCCTCAAATGCATAATCAGATAGGTAACCAGCCATGCCGAGCACCTGAGTGATGGAGCCGAATGAAGGGCCAAGGGCTGCACCAAAAGCGTTGCGGCTTTGATATCGCGACAGGGATTCCCCGGCAATCCATGGGCCTAAGCCGATATGCCCATTGGATACCTTTTCGATAAAGTTGTTAGGCTCCATGAGCCAGCCCATAACGCCGCTTCTGTCGATGCCTTCAACAATCAGCTTTTTGATATCCATCGATGGGTCTTTGCCGTTAAGCTTCTCCTTGGCCACATATGTCATTGACCCCAAGGCAATCGCCGCCAGAACCCCACTGTAGAAATGTCGATCATTCTGCTGCAATCCAGCCAGAAGCATCTTCTCGCTGGCGGCAAAGGCAAACGACTTGAATTGAAATATGAGCTTTCCAACCGGCTTTGAGGCCCAGAGCGGGATGTCTTGTCCTGGGGTGATGATCGTCCTGTCAACATCTCGATGCATGGCGGCGCGGAACCGATTGGATGCGTTGACGTTATCCCACTTATCTATATTCGCAATCCAATACCCGCTGCTGTGCTTGTCACCATGAGTGGTCACCATCTTCCAGATGTCCTGGGCGGCACCCGCATCAATGTAATTGTCCTTCAGATAGGCGATCTCTTTCTTTGTCGGCATAGGCGCTGCCGGATCGTCCATATGGCGAGCCCACTTCTCAACAATCTCAAGCATGCTGTCATGGGACGCCAAAGCCGCCCACGTTTTCATCACATGATTCCATTTTGACGCCCCGGAAACATATCCAAACGTATCCGACGCTGCGCCAGAAAGCTGCTCGACGCGGGTGCGCCTCAAGCCAGGGTCTCCAATATCATTCACTTTGTTGACGCGGCTATTGGATATCATCTCCGTGATGATATTCATGCGCTCAATGTCTCTAGCCCGCAGCTTGAAACCAGCAGTCCCGCGCAGCAGTGACCCAAGCGGGCGGGCAAACCCTTTATGCACGCCATGCACCATCAGAGGCCGAGCCATATCAGGGATAGCGGATATCACAACGCCGCCCAGCATCCTGATGAAGTTTGTCTGTCTCAGGAATAAGCCTGTCCTATTGAGCGCACCGTCTGCCGTTTCTGGCAGCCCATAGGTGCCTTTAAGTCTCTCGAAAACAGCCTTGAAATCATTTATGGAGACGCGCATCTCGGCGTCCCACTTTTTGTAGGTTTCCTTCTTCCCGCCAACAGATACGGCGAAATCCTTCATCTGCTCAAAGAAGGTTTGCGGATCATCCGAAAACGGCTGGGCCTCATCAAACAGCCCTCGCTCACGCCCAATGCGCTGCCAGTCCGCGACAAGCTTCCTGTAGGCCTCAGTCTCCTCGAAAACTGATGATCCAAACGTCCGCCTCAACTCCAGGGTGGGCGCTGTCTGATCAATCAACCGGCCAACAAGCTCTTCGATGTCATTCACCATGAAGTCAGAGAAATCCTCATCCCTCACAAGTAGCGATCTGCGCTTAAAGGCTCCGGGTTTAATCGCCGCACCCTTGGGGATGGCACCGGAAAAATCGATATCATGGGCAGGGCGGATGCCTCCCGTCGCGGTGATGCGGTGCATGACATTCTGGGCGTACTCGTCTATCTCCCCCGTTTCCATCATGTCCAGGAGGACAACATCCCGGCCCTGCTGCTTGCGCCGCTCCGCCAGATCATCAAAAGCCTTTTGCAGTTTCTCGCTAATCTCCTTTGTCGCATTCCGCATCACATCCCTGCCGGCACGGCGAGCCTCTTCTGTCGCCTCCCGCTTCGCGTCTGCAATCAGCTTTTTCCGGCCAACCTCAGAGCGATATTCCGCATCCTCAAGCATGCGCTCTATCTTCTTCGTGATCGCCTTATACGATTTTTCCGCAGCACTCTGTGCAGCTTCCGCCGCCGCAATCTCCGCGCCGCGCATGGATGAGGAGAGGGCTTCTTCTCCAACCTCAGCGCCGGCATCAGCCATGGGCGTCGAGATTTCCTCCTTTAGCACAGAAAGAAGCGCGGCCTCCTCTTCATCAATTGCGCGGGCAATAGCGGCATCTATGACATCCTCAGCCATGTCATCCAGCTCGCCCTCAACAGCCTCCTTGACCGCGTCCGTCAGCTCCTTCCGCAGGACACGGTTATACGCCCTTAATGCGGCGGCCTCTTCTGCCTTCGCCACATCCGCTGCCGTAGGGATCGCGCCATCAATATCAAGCTCATCGCCGGCTGCCTCAATGGCTTCTTTTGCCTTTTGGTTAATTGTGTCCTGGATGCCCTCTTTGACAGCAACCTCTATGTCCTTCTGCTTCGCTCTTAGGACACGCGCAGTGGTGCGGAGCTTCTCAACATCTCTGTCAAACTCGCCAACCCTTATCTGCGCTTCATGCGCCTCGTCAGCAAAGTGCCTCTTTAGCCGCGCCAAAAACACTCCTGGGCGAGATTCAATCAATTGGGTGTCCCACACGCGGTTAAGGTAGCTGTCTGCCGTTTTAGGGTTGACTGCAATATCTTTCGGGAGGTAGCCAACTTCGATAGCTAGCTCCTTGATAGGATCGAGCACCTCTCGGCGCAGCATCTGTGCCGTCTTCTGGATGACAGGATCAACATGCGTGTCGCCACTTCTCGCGGCCTTCGCCACCTCTTCGTTGAACTCCTTCACCGTCAGCATTTTTTGGGATATCTTGGTTTCCAAGTCCATCCCCGCCGCAGACTTGCCAATCCGCATGCTCTCGATTGCTGACGCACCGATAAACGGCATCTCAGGCTTGCCCGTCCGATATTCATAATAGGCATCACGAATATTTTTCTGGGCGCGATACTTTTTCCCCTCCCAAAGCTTGATGGCTGCCTCTACCGGGAGATCGACAGCGCCCTCAGCATATTCCGATCCAGCCCTCGACATCCCAGTTTCCATCAACTGGCCAGCAATCTCGCGGCCAACAACGGATTCCTGCATAAACCCGCGCATGGTCGGGGTGGTGTGCTTCATCCACGGGGCAACCTTGAGAAACGCATTCAAGGGGATCGTCTCTTTGAAGCCAGACAATTCCTTCCAGGCGTCATTCACACGGCGGATCGTCTCGTCGGCAGCCTCCTCCGCCCTCAGTTTTCCGGCGGCAATGTCGTCATCAATGGACTTGTTGATCTCGACTACTTTCTCACGGGGCAACACCTTGGGATCAGCAGCGCCAGCAGACCCACCAAGCCCCCTCTCCTCTCCAGTGGCGACATAAAGCTCTTGCTCCAGATCATCAATTACGCGGGCCATGCTCCGCGTGCCTTGCGCCTCAATGCCACTCTTTACCGCACCAAACGCCCCGCCGAGCACGCCGCCCATAAACGTGCCGGCAGCAATGTTAATTGCGCTCTCCTCTGCCGTGCGGGCAAGCTGCGTCCCCTGGAGAATGGCCTCCGTCGCAACAGACCCCATAAGCCCAGCTTCTGCGCCAAACAACAAGCCGCGCAGGATGTTGCCGCCCTTATATGCTTTGGCCGCTGCTCCACCAATCGGGATAAGGTTGATTGGATCGAGTACGCCAGCGGTCATGTACGACAGAATCCCCCAGCCGCCGTCCTGATCAAGCCGCTCTTTGGCCGCTAGCTCCTCCTGGATGCGAGTCCACCTGTTGTCGAAATCACCCTGATTGATGGACTGCACAAGCTCTGCGCCATATTCCCGATTCTCATCGGTGATATGATCTACAGCATTAAACTCTGGATCGTACTCACCGCGATCCGCCTCAATGGACCGCGCCAAAGACACAAATGAATTCTCAAGGGCGAAGGCGTCGGCCATGGAATCAACCAATGGCCGGTCATAATCAGGCTCAAGATATATCGGGTCTGGCGCTTCCAGCCCAGTTGACCTAGTAGCAAACCTCATGGCGTGGCCTCAAGCATCCATGGCATCTCCGTTGTTTCCCGCTCTCTCGCATGCTTCTGCTTTTCAAGCTTGAGGTTGAGGGCATCGTCCTCTCTGCGCTTCTTGAGCTTCTTGGCCTCTTGGGCTGCCTCCCACATCAGGTGTGACGAATGCACCCCTGCATGAGCCTTCCAATCCGGCTGGGCATTCCGCAGCACAATGTGGCCGCCATACCATGCGTTGTAGGTAGGCTTGCCGTCCAGATACACAGGGCTTTGCTTGATAACCAATCGGCTTGGCTCCAGAACCGCACCGGGTTGCTTCGTCACCTCTCTATAGGCTGCCGTGCCGTACTCAACAAACTGTTCTCTGATCCACTCGGCATTGCCCTTGTCATCGAGAGACGGTACGCCAAACACTTTTTCTGGAGGCGAGCGCATAATCCCGCCAGCACCCGAAACCTCGCTGACGCCAAACTCGCGCATCATCTCCTGCATGGCCAGGGAGCGGGCGACACCAATGTCCCCGGTGCTGATGTAGTGGTTTTTCGTCTTTGACTGCAACAGCGCAACAGCCCTCGCGTATCCAGGGTCATCGCTTGCGTCACTAAGCATGTCCACCCAGGCCCGCTCTTTCGGACCCAACTCCATTTCACCAATGGCCTCAAGATTGTCCTTAGAAAACTGAGAGGAAAACACTTGCCCACGGGCTTCCCTGTCCGACTGCCTGATGGACTTCCGCTCTTTGTACAAGTCCATAACGGCTTCAGGGGCCAACTGATCATGCTCCTGGAAAAATGCCGCAATCTCCTTTTGCTCGGAAGACAGCCCTGTATCCAGGTTGCTCAAGTTTTGATCCAAGACCTTCAGGCGTTGCGAGGCCTCCCAAATGTCTCGCGGATCATCGCTCTTCAGCCCACGGACGATCTCGTCCTTAAACGCCGCCGGGAAAAAGCCGGCAGCCTTGATGACATTCTCTTGCCATGCGTGATAGCCATTTTCGTCCTCGAGATCGGAAAACTGTTTGCGGGCGGCGAGCGACATGCGAGCGATCACCTCATCCGCCATTTTTTTCTCTTTCCCCTCGGGGGGCGGCATGACGGCAGACGGAGACTTCGCCCTCATCGCCATGGTGGCAGTAAGCGTGGCGGAATACTGATTCATCCAAACTTCACGCTTCCCTGACTCTTGCAATACTTTCGTCAACTCCTTGACGGCGGCAGAGCCGAAATCAGTAAACCCAAACTTTTCCTCCAGGTCATCAATAACAGCCTGGACATCTTCCTCGGTGGCCTTGTTGCTGTAAATTTTCGTCATAATTCTGTTTTTAGCAACCGACACCGCTCTCTTTTGATCACGCAAGGCCTTGGTTTCTTCTTTGGCTGACCTCGTCCGCGCCGCATTGTCTGCCTCAATGCGATACTTCCTCGGCAACCCGGCAATCACTTCTTGCAATTTGTCGTCTTCGTATGCCCCGACACTAATCGCATGAATGGTTTCTTTGGCCTCCAGGCGCTCCTTTTCCAGCCTCAGCTTGTCCAGGGTGCTGTTGACGCTACTCCACCACTTTTTCGCCTCTTTATCGTTGCCTTTTTTGTCAAGCGCCACCGCCTTCTCTCTCGCCTCGATGACCGAAAGGATGGATTTGTATTCTTTAGGCGAGATCATCTCGTCCTCGGCCATGGCGTCAAGCTGCGGCTTGCCCAGAAAACCATCCGCCGCACTCCCAAGAAAGCCAATCATTTCCCACTCGCGCTCTTCAACGCCAGCATAAACAGCGGCAGCCTGTGACTTTTTCACCGCCGCCATAGTTGCCGATCTCGCAGCGGACAAAAGCTCAAGCCCCTGGTTGTATCGCTTCACAATGTCAACAGCCGCATTAACGTGATCCCCGCGCTGTATCCGTTGCAGAGCCTCTGGGTCACCATTGAGGGCGCTCACCATGTCCAGGTTTAATTGTGTATGGGCGGTGGCTATTGCGCTACGGGATGCCTCATTTTCGGCCGCCTTCTGCTCCCTCTCTATCTGGCTTCTGCGAGTCTCAATAAAAGAAAGGTTTTCTCCAAGCGCCTTGGCCGAAAGCCCCTCGGCGAGGTCGCCATCCCTTAAATGGGCTTCAATGTTGTCAACCTCTTCCTGCGTTTTTGATCCGCTGATTAGCCCGCCAACATAGGCGTCATGGAGCCTCTCGCTCTCAGCCTTCATCGCAGCGTCAACATCTCGCGCAGAGAATTGTCCGCTTGCCAGCAGGGTTGACTTGAGTTTGCCTAATTCAGTTTGGGCAGACAGGAATTCTCTAGGGTGCCGCTGCACAAGGCTGATAAGGTTTTCGGTTGTGTTGGCAACGTCATGCGTCAGCTTTTTCCCGGTCTGCTGGGACTCGAAGCGCATTGCCCCAGAGACGACCCCGGCCTTTAGATCAGCGAAATTGGCCGATAATTCGCCATGATATCGCTCATCGATGCCCGCCATAAGCTGGGCTTCATATTTTGCCGCCAGCGCCTCGGCATTTTGCACATGGCCAGGAGCACCTAACTCCGCGCCCTCCTCCATTGCGACCATGTCTTTTGCCATGTCAAGCCGCGCCTGGGCAAGCTTGCTCCGCATGTCAACGCGGGCCTTCTGATCCTCGTTTTTCTGAATTCCCTCATAAACGCCGACTGCCGCCTTGATGCCCTCGCCTACTGACAGGGAAAAATCTTCCTTGCTAAATTCTGCACGCACAAGGCCTGTCCCAAGCCTGGGCTGGGCTACCGCGCCTTTCTGCTGATATAGTGTAATTCTTCCCATGCTATCTTAACCAGTACAGGCCGGCGTCCTGTGCCGCCAGCATAGAGGTTTGCGTTGATCCAATATTTGTCCCGTATCTGAATGCTGTAGCAACATTGCCAGGGGTGCTTACGCCGCCGGCAAGTGAGCCGCCAGTTGCGCCCCATACGCCGCCCGCGAAAGAAATCCCAGCAGACATGAATGCCGCCCGTTTCTGCTGCTTACCTCTCCAGTCTGCCATTGCGCCCATATACTCTTGGTTGGCCGCTTCCGTCTGCGCCTCCCAGGCCTGTAGCTTGCCCTTGTGCTTCTCTAGTTGGGCGTCATGCTCGATATCAGCGGCGTTTTGCCCCAGCACCTCAAGGGGCGATCCTGCGATCTCCACGCTACTCTTGAACGCCATCGTCGCATTCTTGGCCAGGAGGCGCTTTTCCCGGTCACGCAACATGTCTGCGTTGTAGCTTGCATTCTTGATGTACTCATTAGCCCGCTGGCGCAGAATTGATGCGTTATGATCATGTACGGCCTTGTTGGCCTGACCGGCCTTTGCCGCGCCAATGCCATCAACCACCGACTTCGCGGCAGATGCAAACGCCATAATTGTAAAAGGATCAGCGCCCATTTCTCTATCCGTTTGTCTTCAGGTGGGCAAAGATGCCAAGCACCGTCAATGGCAGCGGCTGCTGCTGACGAAAGTATACAGTACCTTTCCGGTTAAAGCCCTCGGAAAAGTCAACTCTAAGGTCTCCGCTATACAGGGCAGGGGCGGCATCCATCGCATCCGCGCTGCTTCTGAACGGGATCGTGTCAACATTCCCGTCCCGGCGGCCAACCTCAATTCCGAGAGACCTGTAAATACGCAAGATCACCTCATGGATGCGCTTGATCTTGCCCTGCGCCGTGCCGTCCTGGGAGCCATCCTCAATGCGCTGAGTCTCAAGCTCAGATGTGTATGGCAACCCGGCATGGACAATGGAGGCCCGGTAGTCGAGAGTGATTGATCCACTGGACACCGTCTTGCTCGCCTGTACAGCACCGTTAGCCAAAATCGACACGCTTTCGCCCTCAAGATGGGACAAGCCACTAATGGTTAGCACGGCCTCTCTCGCGGTGCCGCCGGAGATGTAGGTTGTATACGCCGTGCCGTTTACGTTGTTTCCGTCTTTGTCAGTCAGCTCAAACGTAGTCGATGCCGCGTTGGCGACGATGTATCGATTGCCATTCAACTCCGTCATCCCGGCAACGCCCCGGATATCAACATACTCACCATCGCTAAAGCCGTGGGCAGAAGAGGTGGCGATCACAACGGGATTGGCCTTCGTCGCGCCGGTAATGGTCGCCGCAGAATCCAGCGTCAAACCGCTATCGACAAAAAACGCATCTTCTCTGGATGCCGTTGCGTCCAGGCCGATCTTCAGGCGCTCTATGTACCGCACGGTCCCGCTATTGACGTATCGCTTCACCGCAACCCACACCTCGTCCTCTGATGCCCCTGGTATAACAGCGACACTCTCGACAACAGCTTGGGTGCCGGCGGCATCTGATGTGCCACCAATGATGTGCTTGTGCCACCCAACAACCTTTTGATCCCTTTGGTACGTCAGGGCGGCCAACGCTCCGTCAGTGAGGACGCACCACAAGATACTGTCAGGCTCTTGTTGATAATCAATCTCAACGATGCCAGACTGCGTGATGTGCTCTGCCAGTAGCGTCAAGTTTGGAGAAACAAAGCCGTCGCTCTCAAACTGGTAAACAAATTCACGCACCTTCCTGCTGGCGCGTTGGATGTAAAGGACAACCTCGCCGACACGCTTGGGGAGGATGTTGGCGGAGCCGTAGCTTGTTTCCCTGACAACACGCACATTGGTTGGCGTCAGCGCCTCCTCATTCGTTGAGGCCGACACCTTAAACTCACCGCCGGCCGTCCCAACAGCCAGCACCTTCCCCGGAGAGAGCCAGCGGATCGCGTTTACCTGATCCGTCGCAATCGTATAGGTGACGCCATCATCATCAAGCGTCCCCGGAGTGAAGTTTGTATAGTCGCCGCTTTTCGATCCCCAGATTGTTTGCGGATTATCTGTGGACCCGGCAAAGAATAGTCGCTGCTCGTAGAAGGCAACGGACGCAGGATAGCTCCCACCATACCAAGCCCCGAGACGCCACGAGGTTTCCCCTGAAGTCCCGCCAAAGGCCTTCTGTACAGTGGCATCTACTAGGGTGGTGGATGTGATCGCAGTGATCTCTGCGTATCCCCAGCGCACGCCGCCGTCCTGCACATAGTCCCAGGTCACGCTGCCATCTACAATCGCCGTCCCTTCTCCATCTGGCCCACCAGAGCCGGCAGAAGTCCCCGCCCGCACAGCTTCGTAGATATTGTCATTGTTGCGAACAACGTCACCAACACTATAAGCAGTAGTGGCAGCCCAAGCAGATGCCACATGACCGATACGCACAATTCTGCCAACATCCGTGCTCTGGAACCCAGTGTCATCGTTGATCCCCGTAACAGCAGAAGCTGTGATGGTAATGCTTCCAGTGGTCGCGCTTGGGGTGAGGGTGGTCGTCTCAACATTCTCGTCCAGATACGGACCATCCTCAAACGCAACATCCGACAACGTGAAGGTGGTTGCCGCCGTGCGAGTCAGTTGCGCCGGCGCGTGATCCGGGTGGGTGATGTACAGAATGTCGGCAGACTGTGCGAATTGCAGATCAAACAGCTCGCCCTCAGCGTAGGTGGTCGAAACCTCAACAGCAGCAGACGGAGACCCGCTCACCACTTGCGCCTGATTGGCGTAAAACCGAATATAATTCTCGCCAAACTCCAGGACATATGCTTGAGAAACGGAAAACTCAAACGGCACTAAGCGCACCTTCTTTGAGTTTGTCTTCACGCCGGCAATGTATTCTGTGCCGCCTCGACGGTACACGCCGCCCTGTGGGTGGATCAGGAAATTGCTTACAGTCCTGCACCCATTGGCGTATTGGGCAAGGTCAACCCGCGCCTCAAGGAGCGGGGTTAATTCACCAGCGGTGAAGTTTGTGACGGGGTACGATGCCGATACCATTAATCAACCGGATTAACATAGAGAAGCCGGGATTGTAGCCAGGAATCTGCAATAATATCATCCGGGCTGCCTTCTTGGGCATCAGCAGTACGCGCCTCCGTTATCTTGGTTGAGTACAGGTTAAACAGATCAACGGACAAAGTCCTGTTGTCCGTCAGGGCAATCGCCAATTCAGCAGCGATCCTTGCCGCCAGCGCCTCGATAAAAAGCCAGTCAAACTCATTCGGGTCCTCCACCCGCTTAACATAGCGGATGCTGACGGTGTCAGAGTTTGCCAGGATGAACTTGCCCTCTACCTTGTATTTCTCAGTGTCCAGAAGATTGGTATCAACCAAACGCAAGAAATCCGCCGGCAGGGCGAACTTGGCGCTGTATTCGTATGCAGGGGCGTCTGTGCTCTTGGCGAGAGCAACCCTGGAGATGGCAAAATTCCACAGGTGCGCCCGCAAGACGGAATCCCGCAGAGGCTCGTATGTGAGATTGCATAGCCTCGCGGCTTTTGAGTCGTCAAGCAGTGACGTTATTTGCTCGTCACCAACTTTAGAGAGGGCGATATTGCATATCTGAACCTCGGACGCCATCCGACTCTCCTAGCAATTGAGAGGGGTGGAGGCCGAAACCCCCACCCCAGTCAATTAATTGACGACAAACTCAATCTTGTAGGAGAGAGTGCCGGCAGCCGGCGTACCGGCAGCAGCAGACGCCGTCAGGGCAACGTAGACCATCTCGCCGGAGTCAGCCGACAGTCCACCATCTTCCCAGACTTGCTGTCCGGTGGTGTTGATGTCAGCAACTTCCCAACGATACTCGGTGAAGGCCTGGGCAGCCTGACCCGCCGTGACGGCGGTGGCGTAGCAGTCTTCATCGATGACCGTTTCGTCCTTGTCGTACAGGCCGATATTCCAAGCCAGCGCGGCGGGCGACGCGGTGTCGAGGTCATCCGTGGCAATCTGGATCGAAGTGATCGACGCATTCGACGGAACCGGAGCCAGCATCACGATGTCATTGTTATCGAGATCGGTGGTCGCCAATTCCAACGTGCCTTGCGCCACGCGCTTGACGCCACCCAACTGATGGGCGGGGTTAGCCACGGGCGGGGTTGCCTGGTAGTTAGTGACCAGATCACTGTCTTTGGTGGTCATATCTCATACCCTCCTTAGCTGGGATCGCATTCGATGTAGCCAACCTGCTTCTCTTCCATGCGGGTGGCCCCGATAGACATGGAGTAGAAAACCTGGGTGGCGTGGTTTTTATCGGCGCGTTCCGAGATGCGGGCAGTCGGGTTGGACCCAACGGCAAGCTTGATGCCGGACTGGGCGAAATACAGAACTTTGTGGTCGGCATTCGCGTCAGTACCGATCAACTCGGTGCGGATGAAGTTGAAGCCCATGAAGGTGTTGACTTCGCCCTGAACCAAGGCCTTGACCACGTTGTAGTCGGACGAGGTGATCTCGGTTTCCGCCAGCAGATTTTTAAGCTGCTTGGCATTCAGGATGATGAAGCGGCTTTCATCAGGGTTGACTTCGTTGGCGTCCAAGACTTCCTTGGCGGCACGCAGCTTCGCCACATTCAGGCCAACATCGGCAGCCGGGGAACCGGAACCGACCTGGACATCGATGGTGTTCGCGCTGTCGTAGGAAGTGGCAGTCGAACCGTCAACGCCGGTGTAGGCAGTGCCATCAGCGGCTTCGACAATCGCCTCATCAATCGCACGGCCCATCGCAAAGGCCGCAGCCTGGGCGTAGGGGGAGGTGGGATCGATCAGCATACGGACACGGTCCTCATTGTCGATCAGGTCAGCCCAGTCATAATCGACCAGCGAGACCCGACGACGGGCGTGCGGGGTGTCCATCTGAGGCGTATCGGCGTGACGCGACGGGCGCTTGCGGGCCGCGACGGAGCCGATCTGCTCAAAGAATGCATTTTTGCCGGTGACCGACTCAACGCTAACAGCAGCGCGAAGGCGGGAGCCTTTCTGCTGCGAAAGATGCATCACGTTGGCAGAGTACTGCTCAACGAATGCCGTAGTGATTTGAATGGACATTTTCGTCCCTCCATCAAATTAAACCAGTTACACAGACCCAAGTGGGTCAACAAAACCCGCCGTTTAGGGTGTCGGTGAAACCGGCCTAATCTGATGCGAGACTAAAGTGCTAAGGCGACAGTAGTCGGTGTCTTAGGCTTTCACTTTGCTTGGCGCTTTTGGCACCCGCTTTTCAATGGCGGAGTGCTTTCTGGCATCCATGCAAAAGTCGCTAATCATTTTAGCCTTATGGATGATATTGTCAACATCTCTCCACTCATTCGCAGTGGCATGTTTGGCGAGACACTCAAATGCCCGCATACGCAGCTCAATAACGTCCAATTGTGTACTCACCGATCACATCCTTTCCGTGAAGCTCTTCCATAAGGCGCTGCATTTTCTGCACCATCGCAGGACGCTCAAGGTTTTCTGCGTCATAGAAGGACGGATCGCTCTGGATTTTGGCGATCTCAGCCTTCAATTGCGCCGGGGTGCGGGCCCCTTCCATGCCGCCCTCAAGCGCGGTGTCGCCCATGATCTTTTCGCCGGCCTGGGCAAATGCCTTCACAAGCTGGACATTGTTGCCAACGCCCGTGCTGTCCAGCTCTGCAACCAACTCATCCCCGCCAAACTCGCGAATCGCCCGCATGGCCTGATTGAGCTTTTGATCATAAGCATTGCCCCACTCTGAGCGAAGTTGAGTCTGGGCGTTTGCCATCTCGTCCTCGGCACCACGGATCATGTCTTCAAACTGCTGCCCAGTCTGCTCCATGTACCATTTCTGCAATTCGTTGGCTTGCTTCGCCGTCAAGCCTGTTTTGTGGGCAACTTGCTTAAACTCTTCAAGCGCGGCCTCATCGATGGGTGTCCCCTCGGGGAGGTCGACTTTCTCAAACTCATACCCATTTGGGTCTTCCGGGCGGCCGATCTGGTTGTAGAAATCGCCCCACTCGTCATCGCTTTTCGGCATAACAAGCTTATCACGCCCAAGCATCGATGCCGCATTGATGTACCCTTTTGCCAGGGACTCGACGCTGGAATACTTTTTCAGCCCCTCATGGTCGCGCAAGTCTTCCGGCAAGGTGGTGCGCCAATCGTCGTTGGCCGGCGCGGGGGCATCGGCGGTGGGTTCTTCAACAGTTTCCTGGATAGCTTCTTCAGACATTCTCTTCTACTCTCTCTGGCAATGTGATGAAATCTTCAGGCGAATAATGCAACATGGACATAATGCGGAGTGCCGCGTTACGCATGCCTTCATTAAACGCCGTCTCTTGAGGCGAGGCACCAATAGTCGAATCCAACACAAAACAACTGGTGACAATGTCGTTTAAGACACGCCGCCCCTCGTCTGTGCTGAAAGCGATTTTGTAGTCCCTAGTCCTCTGGGCTAATTTTTGACTACTCATCAACCTTGGTTAAGTTTCGAGAGAACGTCAGCCCCTTGACCGGCTGCTTCTAAACCCTGCTGCAACATAGCCATCTGTTGGGCTTGCTGTTGTTGCTGGCGCATCTGCTCCATTTCCTCCTCCGACTTAAAGAGTGAATTCGGCGTGCCGAACAGGTCTCCAAGCCAGCGGATCGTGTCCTCTCCGTTAATGATCTGGGCAGATTCGGGCTGCATTTGGATGATTGGGCTTGCGATCTCAAACACACGCAATAGACCGTTGGCATCCGTTTGCCTCTGCGCCCTCGCAAGGGGAGAGACATACTCAACGTCATAATCCGCGCCATCAAGGACCTCGGGGGCGGCTGGAAACTTTCTGCGACGATTGAGAAGGTTAAATACTCGCTCCACCATCGGACCGAGCAATTCCGTTTGCAAGCGTCCAAGGACCGGACCCATCAGGCGAAGCTTCTCTTCCTGGCGCTGTAGCACCTCGGTGGCCGTCATCTGCGGGCCTTGCTGCAACTGAAGCTGATCGATATAGAAGCCGCTGCGAATACGTTGACGCACATCAAGCAGCATCTCCATGCCAATCGGAATATTGCCGCCCGTTTGCAGCGGCGTAATCGGATCAGAGCCGGAGCGTCGGAAATTCAGCCCACCGGGCACAGTCTTGACCGGGTTAAGCGCCCCGTCATCAGGGACAAGAAGTGGCGGGTCTACAATCTTCTGGGCGGCCTTGAGGACAGTCTTAGCCATCTCCTGTAGCATCTTGATGTCGGGCAGACACGATACGCCAGGGCCGCGACCATAAGTCTCGCCCGAGACCTTGGCCCATCGAGGAGAGACATAAGGCATCTCCTCAAAGCCACCGTCATCAATAATATGTTTACCCTCGCATAAAACGTAAGTAGACGTAACCGGAAGCTGATCGCGGGCAAGCGAGTTGTAGTCACGGTCCTTGCGAGGCTGGACGCAGTGGATAATATCGAATTGCTTATCAAACTCACCCTTTTCAAACGCCTCCCGCACATCTTTTCCAACCTTCTCAATCCCCCACCGCTGGACAATCTGCCGAGATGTATATGAGAATTTCCGGTAGACCGTGTCGATAAACCCATTCATGTCCTCAGACAGGAAGCACTCTTTCAAATGCTTCGTGGAGAATGTCAAATCCCCAGTGTCAGGGTCCTCGCCGATAAACATTACCCCGGTCCCAAACGCCGTCAGGTCGAGATACAGTTCATGCATGTGTGACGCGAAGGACGCCTTTGGGGAGTTCAGCGACATGTAAATGATCCGCTCGACATCCTCCAGCCAGCGCAATACGCTCGTATCCTTCATCAGGCGTGGGTCAGTGAGGCGCAGCTTAAACCATTTTGACGCAGGGTTTGTCAGCATCCCGTGGAGGCCGGCACCCAGAAGCTCGTTTGCTATGATAGCCGTGGAGTCAACTACCTTGGTATTCTTTTTCTCTCCCTTGACCACCGTCGAGATGAAGTCAGCGCGGCGCGGGAAGACGACCTCAGCGATCTCTTGCCAATGATAGTCCCAGTTTCGACGGTCTGCCTCCAAAGCTTCTTGCCGGGAGATGTATTTCTCAGCGTCCATTATTTAATCTCCGTCCAATGGAGGTTGCAGTAGACAACAGCCGTGCCGCCGATCCCAGTGCCGACAACTGTGAAGTTGCTGCTGTCAACATTGTTGCCGTCAATGTCCAGGGTCAAGAAAATGCGGCTCGACGCAGCAGCCTTGCCCACTGTTGAGAAGGCTTTACCCCCAGACGCAGCGGCACCGAACTCGCTGTTCGTAAGATGGCCCCCAGTAAACGATGTGGCAGATGCGTCATACTCAATTCCACTTTCAGTGTCAGAGCTTGCCCAGCTTGCACCAGTCAGCGTTGAGCCGAGATACATCCGCAGCAAGACGGCGTTGCCGGTAATGTAGAAGCTGATCTGTTCCGGCACATACTCACCACGGTTGGTGATGGAATTGAACAGCGCCTTGGGGCGGATCGAGATGACCGGTGTTTCGACGGTGACAGGGCACGATTTTCCGGGGATGCCATTAGGCGTGACATGCTCGTGGCCCAGGTCGGCAACAAAGCCGCCCTCAGAGCTAACAGACGCACAGATGCAGTCCATTGAGCCGGAGCCGCCAGTGCTGACGATGCGATACCTGACAGGCAGGTCAGCGGTGGACATATAAACGCCAGGAAGGACGTTGGCGTTCTCAAAGTGGTGGGCGTAGTACAGCTTGCCGTCAATGTCAGCGCCTACACGAACACGGCCAACACCAAGCCATTGCAAATCAACCACCATGATCTGCGACTTGGTTGGGTCAAACGTGACGCCGCTGGGGCCGGTGCCGTCAAATGGATCAACATTCCAGTCCTGGCTGAAGACTTCTCGATCGACAGGGGTGCCGGTGCGGTTAGAGCGCAGGATGATCGACGCCAAGCCAGTGTCGCCATAATAGCGGAAGAACACGCCGTTATCGTCGTCACCGTATCCAACCTCCTTGATCGTGCCGCTGTCAACGCTGCGGAAGCTGAACGTGATGAAGATTAGCTGCGACTTACCGGGCTGATAGCGAATGTATCGCTGCGTCTGCCGGATCACCTCGTCATTGTTGGCCGAGACTGAGATGTTGATGCAGGCTTCGTTGCTACTAAACGATGTCGCACCTGTGCCGGTGGTCTTGTGATACCACTTGTCCCGTGTGCCGTCGTCGTACTGGCTGGAACTCCCAAACAAGGTGGTAGGATCAGACACACGCAGGCGGGAAAAGGCATCGAGCTGGGTGTCGTTATGTGTAACGGGTAATGGATACACGTTTGACGTAGGCACGGGGGTGCCGAGCGGCGAATCATGCATGAGCGCGACATCGCGTACAAACTGCTCGTTGCTATTTCGCTTTTTTACCACGCGCCTTGCCCGCCTTCCTCATGGCTATCGCTATAGCCTGATCACGCTTGTACCCCTCATTTACAAGCGTCTTAACATTTGCCCAGACGGTCTTTTGGCTTGTCCCCTTCTTGAGAGGCATTACGCCCCCAGGAGGGTTTTCTTCTCAGTCGTCGGCGTCCTAGTGCCGGCAGCAGAAGTCAAGATTGTGGATTGGCGTCCGGCGGCAGCCAGTCGGCGCTTGCGCTCATTTTCGCGGGAAGCCCTCACATCCTCGTCGCTTTTCGTGGGCGCGGCGGGCGCGGGCGTAGGGAGCGGTGCTACCGGGGCAGGAGCCGGCGACGAGAAAAAACCACCCATCACAAAACCTTTCGTAGTTGAGTTGCGGTGGAAGTATACCCGAGTTTTTCGTAAAGGCCAATAGTTCGTTCTTGTTTTATTCCGCTGGACACGCCAACGCGAATTTCATTCGCCCCCATTGCCATGGCCCAGTTTTCAAACGCATTTACTAGGCGCTTGCCAATAACGCCACCCCTCGCGCCGTGGTCCACAAATAAAAACAATTCCGACGCCGTTAATCCTTTGGAAAAAAATTGAGGGTATATCGCCCCAGCAATCGCCCCCTTTATCTCTCCGTCATCATAGCAAAGGCCAACCTGATCGTGGCGCTCAAGGATGAAAAAGAAATTCTCCATGACCTTGTGCGGCGAGAACTTAAAGTTGCGGTAGGATTGAGCCTCGTCGTAAAACCGGCTCCCAAGCGCAAGAAGGGCGTCGAGATCGTCTTCCTCCCACGGGCGGATCAATTTATTTGCCCTCAAACAAAGCTTTGATCTTGTTCAAAGTTTCAACCGCGCCTGGGCTCCCGCGCTTGATCTCGTCTATCTCTGAGTTGTGTGGGATTAATAGATGCTGGATGATCCCGTCACTCCAGTAATTTTCCATAAACTTTTCAAAGTTAGAGAAGTTTTCTCCGCTATGCTTTAGGCGTTTTTCCTCAAACTTCTTTCTGGCAAAATTTATCTCACCGGCACTCAAGTTTTGGATCAGTTCAGACTTCAGCTTTCGGAACTCAGGCGACAAATCTCCAGCGGCATGAACCATGTCTGCGATAATCGTTGACGCCACGCCACCTGGCTGGTCTTTTGATTTGCTGCCAATTGATATGGTAAACTCACCAGGGTTTGGGTTCGATGGTTCTTTCGGGTGGAAGTATTCCCCAAGGCCGCGAAGGTTGTCGCCCCTCGCCGGTACAATGCGAACATTCCTGAACTTAGACAGAAACGGGTACTGCGCCTCTGCCTCCATGCGAGCTTTATTGTAATCCATTACCACGGCACCCAGTCATTTGATGAGGCCAGATTGTCATGCCCCATCGGGTTGAAGATATCGTAATCTTGCTGCGCCAGGGACTGTAGCCTTCTTTGGTCAACAGGGTCTCTAAGTGAAACCGCCAAGTATCGCATCGCATCGCACGGGTGGGATGTCCAGTCATGGTGCGGGCGGGCGCGGAACGTCATTGTCTTGGCGTCGAATTCAGTCCTGTACTGGCGCAACGCCTCAATCAGGCGATCACACTTCCTCTCGTCAATCCACATCCTGGGAAGGACGGACCTGACAGCATTGATCCCCTCTTCGATGCCAAGCTTTGGCACAATCAGTAGTGGGTTTAAGCCAAGTGAGCGCAGCACATCTTGACGAGACCTGCCGGTGGAAAGCTCCTTAACCCTAACATCGTGCGGAAGATTGTGCTCTCCGTAGGTATATCCCTTCTCCCGGAGAACCTGGACATAGTGGTTGAGTGGGGCACCACTGTTTTCATAGTAGTCGATGATGCGGATTTCCTTGCCGGCAATCTGATAGAAAATGATCGCCGTCATGTCGTCCAGGCCCAAGTCCCAGGCAGTGTTTACAGAGAGGACCGGATCGTAAGGCACAGATGTGATCTGCTTCTCCTTGGTCAGATTCTCCATCTGCTTGGCGTAGTAAGCCCCCTTGATGGCGGCATCAAAGGAGCACTCGTACTCTTGGAGGTATTCCTCCTCCGTCATGTCGTTGCGGGCGGCCTGGAGCTCCCCTTCATCGACATACTGTGTCTCCGACGCCGTGTACAGATAGGACTGCCACAGGCCGCTCTCGTCATTCTGCGCCCTCATGTAGAGATCGTAGAATGCATTCTTGCCCTTTGGAGTGCCGATAAACGCCGCACCACCCTGACGATCCGATAGTGCCGGCCGGATGATCTCCGTCCACATATTCGGTGCCATCTGAGCGTATTCGTCCATCACCACATAGTCGAGGTAAATTCCACGGGCGGCGTCAGGATTGTCAGACCCGTACAGATTAAGCCGACAGCCGTCCAGGAAATCGATGTGCAGGTTGCCCTCATTGGGCCGGAACCCAGGAAGCTGTGCCGTGAATTCCTTGGCATAGTCCCACGCCACCGTGCGAGCCTGTTTCAAAAGAGGCGCGATATACCCCACCCTCGGCCTGGGCTTGCCATCACTCATAGCCGCAATAGCCTTCAGGAT